CAACTCTGTTAATTGTTGTATTAGTACGATTTATCGATGCAACCAAATCACTTCCTCTTAATGTTAAGTTTACTGCACCAGCCATTTGCATAGCTCCCCCATTTACACCACCAAAGTCTACATTATTAAATGCACTCTTTCTATTAAATAAACTTATAATTAATCCAAATATTCCATTATTTGCACCGCCGCCAGCAGCCGCAGCTCCTAAAGCATCTGCCGCAGCAGCTTGTGGAAACAATAAACTACTCAATAATTTTGCTATACCAGCACTAATTAATTGAGCTGCAATATTCTTGAGAAGGTCTTTGAATAATCCTTCAAAACTATCAAATGCAATCTTACCATCTTCTAATAATGTATCAAAGAAATCTGTAAATGGTCTTTGCAAGCCATTAGCTATCGTATTTTCAAAAGTATTTTTGGCAGTTTTTATTTGTTTTGCTAAACCCTCTATTCTTTTTACTGGGTCATCTTCTTCTGCCGTTCCAGCTCCATATATATTATTTAAGGCTTTATTAATTGCCTCAGTAATTTCTTGTTGTTGCCCTAAAGCCTTTGTAAATGCAAGTGCTTTAGCAGTTATTTTATCAGTAGAATTACCATATTGGTCTTGAGTAGTAGTTAAATTTGCTATTGATGCAGCTCTATCTATATCTAATTTTATCGCATCTTCTTGGCTCTTTATTTCAGCGTTTCTAAATTCAGTATTTAATTGTGAGGCTCTAGCATCAAATTGTCTTTCTTTTAATAATGCTGCTAAAGACCTTGTATATTCTTCTATTGTTAATTTATTTGCAGCTAATCCATTTTTCTCTAATGTTAAAGCACTAAATACTTGTGGATTTATTGCAATAAGTTCCTTTAATGCTTCTTTTCTTTCTTTTACAGAATTATTAGTATCTAATAATACATTTCCGTATTTAGTAACATTAGATATTATTTTATCTAAATTAAATGCAGCATCTAAGTCTTGAGTATCAATAGTTACCTTTAATGCATTGCCTTTCTTTCCACCACCTTTTCCTTTTCCTCCAATGCTGTAATATTTGTTTACTTCACCTATTGCATCCTCAAACTGTTTTCTTAATTCCTCAAATCTTGGAAACTCTACTTCTGTTACAAGTTTTTCTTTTTCTTTTAATGTTTTAAGTAAATTTCTATAATCCTCAATTTCTTTTGGTATAGTAAACTTTTTAGTAGTATTATTATATTCCTCAGCTTGTTTTGCTAAGTCAGGATATCTTGAATTTATATCATCAAGTTGTTTTTGTAGTTTAAATAAAGCTTCTCTTTGAGTATTTAAATTTATAGTTGTTTTTGCAATTTCAGATTCATATTGCTTTGCTACTGCATTTGCAATTAATGAATTAGTGTAATCATCTACTGCACCTATAAGACCCGTTAAAGATGTTTTTTCTAAATCAAAGTTCTTAAATCTATCTTTATCTAATTCCTTGATTTGCTCTAATGCATTTTTCCTTTCTTTCTGAGACCTTGTTTCATCTAAAACTATCTTCGATAAAGCTTGTAGCTTTATACCTGATGCCTCATACGATCCAGATGCTTGGTTTTGTAGCTCTGGAATAGTCTTTGATGATTCTAAAAATTCTTTCTGTAATTCATTTGCCTTTTTTACTGATTCTGCATATTTATTGGTTTTACCAACCAATGCTTCAAATGCAGCTCCAATAGAACCGTATTCTTTTATTGCTAATGTAGCAATAGATGTTACCGCACTAAATGCTAAATATAAACCTCCAGCACCAACTAATGCTGAGCCTAATTCTTTTAATACTCCTCTTACTCCATTTGTTTTTGTATCTAACTGACCAAATGCAGTAATTAAACCAGGTAGGTTATTTTGAATACCTATAAAACCAAATGGCAAATCTTGTAAAACTAAACTTAGGCTTGTAAGTGCTCGACCAGATTGTTTTGAGAATTTTTCAATATCCCTTGTTGCTTGGTCAGCATTTATTTTTATACCTAATTCTATTGGTCCGTTTTCTGCCATTTTGTTAATCTATTAAATACTTCCCTATACTCTTCATCAGAAGGCTTATGCACCTCATCTCCTGGTAACTCCCATAATGCCTCTGGAGTCTTTGGTGCAGTCTTAGGGTCACCCATTAGACGCACCATTGTAAACATTAATAGTCTTGTTTGCTTATAAGCATCCACTTTCTTCTCATTATAACCTTTCATCATAAGAGAAAAATGACGTGGACTCATATCAAAGAAATCACGTGGAAGAAGCTGCAACTCACCAAATGCGTAAGCCTCTATTTCCTCCCACGTGAACTCTTTTTTTTTGCTTTATCTTCTACTTCTTCAGCTACTGGGATATTGCTTTTAATCATTTCACTTTCACCCCAAACTTTTATAATGTTTTTGAGTTCTTCTAAAAACTCATTTTTCATTATATTAGTCTCAATGTAGTCTACTAAGTTTTCAAAAGTTATCTCAGGCAAAACACCTTTTACAAGGCAGTTATTATAATAGCCACTATAAACTAAGTGTGCTACTCCAATCTCATTTAGTTCGCCATTATTGAAAGAAATGCCATCTTTAAATTTATCTGATAAGTACCTAAATGATGCCATTCCAAATTTCAGTCCGACCTTTTGGTCGTTAATAGTAATAGTAGTATAGTTCATAAGTTAAATTAAGCTACAACATCCAAAGCGCCAGTAGATTGGATTGTTCCAGAGAAGTTTATAAATTCAGTAGTAGATTGATTCAAAGTGAGGTCAGTGATATAACCACTAAATGCGTGGTAATAAGCTGCACCAGCAGATGAACCAGTAACAACTGGATTTTGTACTCTTACTGCAACAATAGTTTTATTAACCATTGCAGCCAATAAATCTTCGTAAGATACTTGAGCAATAGTTGGAGCAGTCTCACAAATTGCATCAAAATCAAGATTCATTTGAGGCTCTGAAGGTGAAGTCAATACTCCACAGTTTGTTTGCTCAGTTGTTGCATCCATTGTGGTGTTAACTGATGATGTACGCAAACATACAAGATTTTTATAAGATGTGCCACCAGCTACATCAATCTCAATGTTTTGTAAACTACCTAATACTTGTGCCATTGTTTTCTATTTTTGATTTACTAAATTGTTTATTGTTATAATTTTTCTTGCTACATAATTATCACCATCTTGTAATGGCAAATATCTTGAACTTGTCCTTCCAAGTGGGAAAACCTGAAAGTAGGTATCGCTAAAACCAGTTATTGCTGGATTAGGAATAAGTATATTTAAAATTTGTGATGCAATATTATCAACCACCCCTAAATCATTAACTCTATATTGCTCACTAAAAATATCAACCACTACTTCTACGTTGTTGCCAAAAGAATGGTTAGTATTATCACTTACCTCATTTATGTTTCCTATAACAACATAGTTTTGTGGTGTAGTATCAAATGGAGTCTGTCCGTACACTGGCACGTCTTTGCCATTGTAAGACAAGTTACCGTTTAAGGCATTGACATAAATAACTCTAACATTATTTGCGCAATCAATCATCCTCTCTTAATTACTTGTTTAATGTTAGATACTAATGAAACCATTCCGCTCTTAAATGCTGGATATAAATATGGATGAGGTCTTGTTACACCTTTTCCATTTTTATAATAATTTCTAGCTAAATCTTGCCACTCTTTTTCCTTTCCAGGATATAAGTTAAAATATCTACCAGTTCCAAATTCGATATATGCTGCAAGAGGACTATTACCTACTCCAGCAATCAAACTATAATTTAAAACTGCATTTCTTTTTGACCTTATAGAGTTTCTAATTTCTGGCAAGTCTAATTCAAAAGCAGCTTTAGCATTGGTTGCCATTAACTCAACTGATGCATTCATCTCGTGGTCAATTTCGGTTATGATTTTATCATAATTTTGTTTGACATTAGATAATGCTTTATTTACACCAGTTATAGTCGCAGTCAATTTTGCCATCCTATATAACTACTTTTTTATATTGATGATAGTTAAGCCCATCCCAGAAAGGATATTGTGATATACTTTGTTTAGGATCAGCGTTCATTTTCTTACCTCTGTTCTCATACATCCAAGCCACAAGTGTCAAAATATCGTTCTCCAAATCCGCTGGGATGCTACCATATCCAGCTTGATATGTAATCTCATAAGTTCCAGCCATATAGAACCATAACTTATTACCAATCTTCTCATAGTCCTCGTTCACATCTAATGTGTCCCAAGTATTGATTCCACTCTTATATCTAACCAAGTCAACGCAACCAAGTGGTCCATAAGGCAAATCTACCATCCAAACTGCTGGCACTTCGCCAGTTAGTTCTACATAGCTCTTAATTGTCTTGTTTACAAGTGATAAAGAAGTTAATTTCTCAATGTGCTTTCTAGCACTTGTAATAAGTTCATCAATCAAAGTATCATCGGTATTATAGGTAATTCTCATCCAATCTTTAGCTTGTGTGCGGCTCACTGGCTCTACACTTGCATCAGCGGTGACTATGATACTATCTATATAAATCGCCATACTTATCCGTTGTATTTATTAACTTCTTCTCTGAGCCATTGCTCAAATTCATCAAGTGCTTTTCTTGGGTCGTGTTCTCTTGCTCTTCCTTTTGCTTTTTTAGATGCTGCTGCGTAGGCTTTGGCATCATCAAGTTTCGTAATTTCTTTAACCCAGCTTTGAATATCATTTCTATCTTTTATGAATATACCAGCCTTGCCACAATTCTCTTTCAATCCTTCTGCCTCTGTACTAATCACTGGAATACCACAACACATCGCCTCAGTAGCAGTTATGCCCCAACTCTCATATTTGCTTGGCATAAGTAGTATTCGAGTCTTGTTATAAACTGAAAGTATATTAGTGGTTTTGTCAATATAAGTTATATTAGGCAAGTCTTTAATTATTTGTTCATCATAAGACCCTTTAACTCCTAAGAACTTCTTGTGAGGCATAGCCTTCGCAATCTGATAAAATATCTCACCACCTTTATTCTCATTAAGATTAATAAGTGTAATGTACTCATTATCAACACTATCTACATCTAATTCAAAGTCACGATAATCAGTAGGAGGTGTGAGTATAAAGTTACTCCATTTGTACCCCAATTTGTCTTTTGCCCATAAAGAGTTATACACTATATGTTGAGAACTATTTGCATTCTCAATCTCAGGGTATTTATGAGTATTATGTATTAAATGAAATACTGGTTTTTTGTATAATCCAGCAGCCCCTATTGTCCATCTTGTGTAATCTAAATGTGTAAATACGCATTGACTCCATCTAAATAAATTCTCTATAACATTAGCATTAGGTGGAAATACATCTACACCATCATAAGTATATGTTGTAGTTATTTTATAATGATTAGCTTGGTGCAATAACACCCTTACGTGGTGTCCTTTGCTTTGTAAATGCTTTATCATTCTATGAGCCATCATCTCAGCACCGCAAAGATGCTGAGGAGGATATAAGTGTATGCTAAAAAGTATATTCATAGATAATATCAGCTTCTAATTTAATTACGTTATTCGGATTGGTCTTTTGTATAAAGTATTGTAAGAAATCATTATGTACATAATGCGTCTCAAATTTTAATTGCTTTATTTTATATTTGTCAATATCAATGCTCTCGACAATTACTTGGTCATAACCCTCACAATCCACTTGCACATAATCCACTTCATCAAAGCCGTATTTCTCGCACAACATATCAAATGTTACCGACTTTGCTTCGTGGTAAGTTAATTCATCTATCTTAGCCAAATATCTATTTAGTGGTGTGCCAAACTTAACAACACTACTACAACCACCCAAAAAATCCTCAGCATCAGGCAAATATGCCATCACAATGTCCTCTATCCTATCACTAACAACTGAGTTCTCAAGGAATACTTTACAACTCAATTGCTCTACATTCTTTTGCAGTTTCTTAAACTGATGTGGTATAGGCTCCACAAATAAAGCAACATCATCTTTTGTTAGCTTGTCAAATATATTGTCAAAGCTAACTCCATCCATTGCCCCTATGATAATATAGTTCACAACTTAGAGTATTGAAAATTTATTATTTGCATAGGTTTTTTATTAACTCCGTTTGTGCCATATAAATCATATAACTCAACAGTTGTAAGAAAAAATCCGTATTCTTTATGAACCCACATTTTTGCAAATGGTGATTCTAAACCTCTTTTATTAATTTGTAAGCCATTGTCATGGCTATGTTTAGTATTTTCTGAAATTGTACACCATTCTAGGTTTTCTAATCTATTGTCAGTTTTTATGCCATTTTTATGATTAATAACAAATCCTTCTTTATGACCTAAAAATGATTGCAGCACAAGCCTATGCACTGTCCTATTTATAGTTTTATTATCTTTTGTTAGTCCTACTCTTTTATATCCACCTATGCTAATGTGACCAACTAGCTCTCTTTTAGTTTTTATTTTTCTTACTTTACCAGTATTACTTACTTCATATTTATTTTCGTAATTGAAGCAAGGTATCCAAATTTCACTTACATTTGTCATATCTTTATTGTTTTGGTATAACATAAAGATACAAAAATAAGGGGATAAATTACTATCCCCTTTATTTTTTTTATAATATTTAGATTGCTCCAAATATCGCAGCACTCGGTTGAAACTGTAATAGTTCACAACGAGCTTCTGCTCTGAAAGTGATAAGGTTCTTGATGAAATCATCTTGATCGAACTCTGTTGAACGAACTGCAAGACCGCTTTGCTGAGCAATAGCGAACTTAGTAGTGTCCATAACATAAATCTTAGATGCAGTAACCAAAGAGTGAGGGATAACTGGTACACCTACGATTCTTACGTTACCATTGTTGTCGATAACCATTCCACCAGGAAGTGAATAATCACTTGGCTTGGTTTTCAACAATGAAGCCCAACCAGCGTGAGTTGTCAACGCAAGGTTTGGAGTCCAGTTCAATGCACCAAGTTGTGCAACGTAGTCGATAAACTTCTCAGCGGTGTTAGCACCAGAAGAAGAACCAGCAGTTGCAGAAGATGCGATAGCGTTAAGATAATAAGTATCTTCAGCTTTCTGGAAATCTTCAATCAATGACTGCTGCAAATATGCTTGTAAGAATGGCAAATCATCAATCATCTGGCGAGATACCTTAGCGTAACCAGCAATGAAAGACAATGCAGTGTTTACAACTGTTACATCGTAATCAACTTGTGGCTTTGCAGAACCTTCAGTTTGCTTACCGAAAGAACCTTCACCTACTGGAGTGTTACCTCTTGGGAAAGATACTGAGCCAGTTGATACTGGGATGATGTTGAACACACTTCTAAGGTGTGGGTTAACGAAAGAACGCAATGCTGGATTGTCTACATAAGAAGTGTAAACAGAACCAGTCAAGTTGTTTCCGATGGTCATTACACCAACTGCTTTCAAATCGATGTCAGCAGAGAAGCCTTTACCATTGCCACGAGCAGCAGATTTGATTTCGTTCCAACCTTTCTCGATTGCAGAACCAATCTCAGCTTTGATGTTGTTAACGTGCTCAGCATAAGAAGTAGCAACTTTTTGCTCAGCCTTTGCGCTCAACTTACCGAAAGCAGCCTTAGCGTCTTTCACTTCGTTCAATGCTTCAGCAAGAGTCTTGTTAGACTTCTCCATTTGCTCATTGATTTGCTCTACTTTAGAGTCAAATGCTTTTGCAGCCTTCTCGGTTACTTGTGCAACCTCAGCTTTTTGTTCTGCCAATTTTGATTCGAGGGCAGATTCGAATGCTTTTAAATCGCTCATTTTGTTAGATTTTATTGATTATAGATATAAATGAACCCACTGGCAATTCAGCTTCTTTTT